AGTTGTGAAATGAAAAAGGGCGCCTATTTGATGGCTTCGACGAAACCAACAAACAGACGCCTGAAAGATCGTATGAAATTTTGAGGAAAAAACGCTCTATTCTGCGCCCGCAAAAAGGGCGCTTCTCAGGATATTGCCTTTGAATCTGTGAAAGGGGGAGTTCGAATCTCCCCAGTTACCAAAATAACGCGAAAATATCTTTTTTTCTGAGTGCGGAATTTGAAATAAAAAAAGGTGGCAACCCTTTGGTATTCTAAGCGTTGCGCTTAAAATATCCAAATTGTTGCCACCTTATGGCGCGGAAGAGAGGATTTGAATTCGATAGTAGGTGTAAAATGCTGTAAATGCGCGTAAAGAAATCCCTGTGTTTTCAAGACTTTCCGGATTTTGGCGTAAAATGCTGTAAAGCCTTGTAAAAGCTGTTTGGGGTAAACTTAGGGGTCAAAATCAGGCTTAATTCTTCCCTTATTTGGCTCTCAAAAGTTCTTCCCAATTATCAGGGAATCCGATATGAGACAGCTCAATATCTCCAGCGTACTCTTCTAAAAGCGCTATTATGGCGCTCAGAACTTCACTGTTCCATCTGTCTCTGTCCGGGTACAAAAATTTCAGCATCACGATGTTATCAAAAAGGCTGCGTTGTAGCACGACAGGAAATCCCTTTGGCGTGGCCGGTACCGCAGAAAAGACACGATAGTACAAACGCCCGTAATGCGCGCAGATATTGCGCAGATCTGTACAGCAGCGCAGCCAGCTATCGAGATTGCCATAAGTGGTTTTATACAGGTCCCTTGCAATCTCCTTTTTATCTGCCGTCTTTAAATCGCGGTAAAAGAAAGACAGCATCCCAAACGAAAAAAGTTCCGTAGCGACCCATATAGGGAAATTGCCCTCATATTTTTCACAGTGGTGCTTCACAAATGGAACTGTTTTGTTGTGTTGTACTTCTGATTCAAACAGCTTCCGAAAGCGTGCATGATCGTGGTTGGACCCGTAATTTGACGCATCCATATAGCCGAGAGGGCCGTACTCGTGTGCGTAAAAATAAGCAAACTGTGTCCGCAGATATAACTCTACCTGCTCGACCGCTGAGAACAAAACCCGCCGCATTTTCCGGTCGAACTCGTATATTCTAAATACTCTGTGAAAGCTTGTCCCATCTCGATACATTCCATCAGCAGTTCTAAACGGCAGGAAGTACGCTGTAAAACGATAGTAGTTTATATGCTGTAGAACTGTTTTACAAAACGCTGGATCTACGATCTCGCAATACCGCTCTTGAAGCAATTTCAACTGTTCGTCGTATGTCGTCGCAGGCTTCAGCTCCACAGCAGATTCCTCCCAGATATAAAATGTCCCCCCTGGGACACATCACACGTTGCCGTGGAGAGGTGCGGGGGGTCCTGTTAATATTATTATAGCCTAAATATTGCGGTTTGCAATTCGCGGGCTGCACAGAATTTGAAAAAGCGTACAAGCATTTTAGCCAAAGTGCTACAGAACAGCGTTTTCTTTCTGGTTTAGCCCTACATCAGCCTGTGGAAACCGCTTAACCCTAATACAAGACTCCACAAGTGTACGGATGCTGACCCCATCACTTGCTTCAACGTCACGGCAGACAATCACGTTGCTGCCTACTTGAAGTATATGCATTCTCGCCCTTCTTTGTCAATGAAAACTCACAATTTTTTACCGCAGACATGCTTAAACGTGCTCAGGCTGTTTCTGAACGGTTCCGTCTACGCTTAGCATCGCTCGCCTCGATTTCAAATCGAAGCGAGCTTCACTGCCCGGATTCCAAATCGGCGCAGTGAGCGCCTGATCTGGACGGTTGCAAGGGTCTCATTTCAAATGAAGCCCTCAATGCACCGAAAGGCTCGGATTTCAAATCCGACCTTTAAGACATCCCCACAATATATGCAGCAAGAGCGGAGGAATCACCCTCCGCTCTTCTATTATCCCTCTCCTTGCCCCTCAGACGCCGCAGGAGCGCTTTCGTCACGCTCTATGGCTTCGTCTATGGCTCGGTTGATAAAGCCGTTCACGCTCTCGCTGTGGGCTTCTGCGTGGGCTTGAATGATTTCCTTTTTCCCTTTAGCAACAGTGAGATTGATTCGATCATAAGTTTTTGAAATCCATTTGTTTTGTGCTTTCTGCTGTGCTTTGGACACCGTCAAATAATCACCCCCCGTAGTTTATAGAAGGATTATACTCGCTCGAATTATATTGCGCAACGATAAAAATAGACAAATATCGTTACGCAATATTGTTGATCTCGTCTATTGATATCGTTGCGTAACGATATTATAATGTTAACATATAAGGAGGTAAAAGAAAAGCCCTCTGCATCCTCGCCGACCAAAGCCAGATGCAGAGAGCCACCAACCACCACAGGGAGGCCAGTACATACAGTGTACCGCCTCCCGCACAGAAAAGCAAGGAGGAAAAACAGAATGAGTTTCTTATTTATGAAAAATTCCGTGAAGAGACTGTTTAAAATCATCGGCCAAGCAGACGGAACCTGCATTACAAGCGGGCGCAAAGGGCCGGAGCTTTCCGTTCTCATGGACGGCGATATTTGCTTGATCGACACCGAAAGCAAGGATTATAACGGGCGCATTTGCCTTATGTACTCCCCCCAAGCAAAGAAAGACTTATACCAGCGCCTTTTTATCGAGGGGCAAACCGTCCTTGTATGCGATCCCACAGACGGAGAAGAAAATGAAACAATCCCTTTGGATGAATTGCGCATAACCGGCGTCGTTATTGGCATTGTTCGCAGTTTAGGCGCAGAAGAAAGAGCCGATCTGACAAGCTGGCATGAGTTTAAAGAAAAATTCCCGCGTGATCCGCTGGAAGTTTACTATTCGCCAAGCTGGGACTATGCGCTGGCGGCGAGAAAATATTATCGCGGGTGTGGCCTTAGCTGCTTTATGTCCGGGTATCATTACGGGTTTGCGGAAGGCCGCAGAGCAGAAAAGGCCGCGCCCCGGAGAAAGCGCAGAGCCGCAGGAGGCAAAGCATGAAAGAAGAAACTATGCACCGGCTAATTGAACTTGAAGAAATTCATTTGCAGCTTCATTGCGCCGTTGAATCCGTGCGGCAAAGCTGGGTAGCCATGACGCAGGGGGATGATATGCCTACCGAAGCCGATTATGACGCGCTATGGGGCACTTATCACCGCCTGTCTCAGTTGGACGCAGAGTTTCTTCAAAACAAAGAAGACCTCTGGGCAGCCTTTGGACAGCTCTCTAAGGACGCAGAAAGCGAGGTGTCTGCATGAAACTTCTCTACTGCGCCCGCTGCACGACGCCGCTGATGAGTGCGGCCACGGTGTTTATTTGCCCGTGCTGCGGGGCTGCATACCGTCAACGCGGCACGCGCTTTTCCTTTGTCGCTGATCTGTCCGGCGTATCCGTCAAAGAGCTGATGCAGAGCATGGAGGTCACACTATGAACGATAATGACAGATTCTATCCTGTCGTGCAAACGCCGCTCGGAAAGGTGCTGCTCATCGGCGCAACTATGACCGTCGAGCGCGAACGCGAGCTTTTCGGAAAGAAGGTGCTTCCGAATGAGCACAGATGAGTGCATTCGAGCACATGATCTGATCAACACGCCGCTTTCCCATGTATGCGCGCCAAAGTGTACAGTAGCCCGTAGAGTCCGCCGAAGAGTAGCAAAGAATACAGTGTGTGAGTACAGCGAAAGCTGTTTCACCTGTCCTTTATCGGACTGCAAACAGACTGTTGTCAAATGCTTAACGGTCAACCGTTTGCCGATAGATCCTCTCATGTAACGCAGAAAGCCCACAGGAACACTCCTGTGGGCTTTTGCCGCCTGCTGCCGGTCTTTCTCCGGCTGTGGCTTTTTAGATAATTGCTGCACCGGCAGAGCGCACCTCATTTCGCATGATGGGCACCATTTGACGAACTAATGTCTTTCCGTCAAGCTGTGCGGTAAAGTCAATGACGATGGGCCGCATTTCGTCGTTATTGCTGCGGTTTGCAGCTCTTGCAAGGCTGCCGGTCGCAGATGCCGCATAGTCGATGCTCGCTGTGCCAAAGTCAAGGCTGTTTTTGATGCGGTCTGTGACACCTCCTACGCTGTCCATCAGTGAAGGAAGACCATTTTCAAATCCGTTGGCCATGCCCTGCATAACGTACTTGGCGACACCGTTTGACCACTTTGACGGGCTGTGCTCATCAAAACCGCTTTTGCCCGTAAACCAGCTCTTGATCCTATCCACAATGCCGGAAACCTGTTGCTTGAGCCATGCGACTTTATCGGAGATGCCATTCCAAAGCCCCGTTAAAAGGTTTCTGCCGACCTCCCGCATCTGTTCAGGGATACTCTGAAACCACTTGACTGCCGTTTTTGCTGCATCGGGAATTGTTACAGTGAAGAAAGTTTTGATTGCTGATACTGCGCCGGAGATCGTCTCCGTGATCTTTCCCCATGCAGAAATGATCGCATTGCGAAAATCATCATTTGTGTTCCATAGCACAACGACCGCCGCCGTCAGCGCTCCAACAACGGCAATGACTGCCCCGATGGGATTTGCGCTTAACGCGGTGTTCAAGGCAAGCTGCCCTTTTGTCATAGCAGCCTGCGCGAGCTGCGCTAAGGTCATTTTCCCTGTGAGCAGCGCGACGATCGTCTCGCCAACAGTCATCGTCCCGTTTAATGCGGCCTGTGCAAGTGTCGTATTATTCAGCCCCATAGTCAGGAGCGAAATGGCAACCTGTGCATTTTGAAAGCCCTGGACAAGATGTTGAATCGCCATTCCAGCCTTGAGCGAGGCAAAGGCGCCGGCAGCGACCCCGACAACAGGGATGATCTGATTGAGCGTGTCCATCAAAGTCTTGCAAGCGTCTACAGCGGAATCAAACCCCGTCGTAATGACATTTGCTACTTTCTCCCAATCCACTTTTCCCGTAAAATCCTGCACTGCCGCCGTTGCGCTTTGCAGCATCGGCGTTACAGAATCCAGAATAGGCTCACCGAATGCGGCTTTTAGCTGTCTCCACGATTCTTTCAGGTTGCCGAGAACGTTTTCCCAACCGTCAGCCTCGCGTGAAGCTTGCCCCAGTGCGCCGGATAGTTTTTGCGAATCCTCCACCATTTTCAGAAGCGTTTCCTGCTTCTGAATCTCCGAAAGGTCGTTATACTTCTGACCGAACAGCTCCATAGCGTCCGCGTTTCGTGTGGTCTCCGTGGCCGAAAGTCCGAGGGCTGCGTCGTTGGCGAAGTTGCCTTTCAAAAAGGACTGCAACGTTTCTGTGGCCTGCTCAACACTGGTATCATAATAGGCCGCGCTGTCTGCCGCCGCTTTCAATGCGCGCTCCATCATATTCATGCTTTCGGTCGCATCACCGCCGGAAGAGCGAGCAAACGCATAAATTTTGCTGCCAAGTGAGTTCAAGCGCGTCTGCAAGATGCCGGATTCATCAGCTACGCGCCCAATTGCCTTTGTAGCGGTGTCCTGCATATCACCGAAGGTCTGTTCAAACGCGCTTGCCTCTGCCCTCACCTCAGCGGCGGTATCTACACCGACCGCGGTTAACGCTGTTCCGACTGTGGTAACAACTGCGCCAATTTTTGAAGCCGTCTTTATCACAGAGCCGACGTTGTTTTTGACCTTTTCGAACGAGGACGTTATTTTATTTAGGCCGCTGTCAACACCGCTGTCATCAACCGTGATTTTGACGGCAAGGTCAAGTAAATTCATTTTGTCATCTCCTTTCCGAAGGTATACCCTCTGTCATACATTGTTTGCGCAAAAACTACCGCACTATAAGCAGGTGTTCCCGGCTGTATTTCTTCCGGGAAAGGAGGAGCCTGCCGCTGATTTCCGGCGGCTCCATCCTCATAGCCCATATCAAACGCGGCCAATACATTCCGGCCCATGACTTTCACATACTTTCGCGCCCAAGCTTTACTTTTTGCCTTGTGTTTCATTTGCTCGCCTCTTTTCAAGCTGGATCCCGATAGAAACCATTACGGCCCCGCAGAATGTACCGGCGGCAAACACAGCCGCTCCGCAAAGCATCAATACCATGTGCCCCCCCCTTAAAAGTTTTCGATGATCTCGCCGGAAAGCTGCTCCCACCATTCGCCCATGCTAAGCGTTACGCCGGGAGTAGGACGCCGGTTGCCGCTGCCGCCGCGCCCGCTGCAATAGTTGGCGGCGGTCATCATGCTGTCCCACGCTTTCAAGGTCTTTCCCGTTCCTTTGGCGCAATCCTGCGCGAGAACGGTTAAAGCAACTCTGTCTTTTCGGTCGTCGGTGCTGTCTGCTGCTTCCTTTGCATAGTGACCGATCAACTTTAGCATGGTCACGTTTTCGCTGTATCTGTCCGCAAAGCCGAAATAATCATCTACCGTCAGAACGCCGGTTTTCATCAGCTCCACGGCGTTGCTGTCAATGGCGGAAGGGTCGGCAAGGTTGCTTGTCTGTACTTCCTTTTCCAATGCGCTGCGAAGTTCTGCGGCCTTTGCGTCGAACTCCGTCCAGATGCGCGCCGCTTCTTTGCGCAGGCTGTTTTCCGCCTCTTGGAGCTGAAGCGTAGCAATCTGCCTTTTCAGCGCGTCCGGGCCTGCGTCCTGCATGGCCTTTCGGGCCTGCTCTACTGCGTTATACGCGGCGGCGTATTCGTCCCGTGCCGCCTTGAAAACGCTGTCAAGGCGCTGTGCATAGCTGTTGTATTTAGTAGACATTGGTATCCTCCGTTCCTGTGATTTCTCTGAAAACTGCGTAATACTCGCGGTTTTTACTGTCTCGGTTGTTTGCGTTTGCGCCCTCGCTGTTTCTTGCGATAAGCTCGCGATTTTCACCCATGAATTGCTCGATCTCGCGGATAGCGTTGATGTTAGTCAAATCGCGGATCATTCGCTCGATTTTCAGAACTCGCGCCATATCCTGTTTGCTTCCTGTGAACGATCTTAAATAACTCATTTCTTTGTTCCTTTCTGCTGCGGAAAAAGGCCGCAACGCCCATTCTTATACATGGCGCAGGTATTGCCGCAAGTCAAATGTGCAGGGAGAGGGCAGCGCTTGCCCGCTGTTGCCGTTCCCGGCTTGCACTTGCCGCCTTTGAAAAAAGCACAATCGTCCTCTTTGCATTGCGGGTATAGGCCACCCTGAAAGGGGCAATCTTTCTTTTGTGCGGGTGGCTCTTCCTGCATCTTCTTATAAATGACTGTTCCCATCGGCACTTCGCCCGCAGAGGTTACAAGGGTCGGCGCGTACTCACGGCATCCGCGCCCAAACTCGCGGTATCTTTTGCCGTGTTCATCAATTAGGGGGTATTCCTTCAAAATGTCCATGTGCTTCCTTTCAGTCCAAATTTGGACAGTTTTCATAGCCGTTGCGGAATACGCTGTCGGCCTCATAGCTGACCTCAAAAAGCGGGGTATGGTAGCCGCTGCTGTCCTTTACAAGTTCGCGGTTTGCATCGTCCAGCGCAAGAAACGCCGGAATGATCTGCTTGTCCCATGTCTGCTTTTCAATGGCCTTGAAGCAATGCGGGCAAGTGCGGGGATAGTCCCCATTTGTGACGCTTCGC